CAACCATTACTTCAAATTCAGATAGTACATCATAAAACTCTTTTGCTCTTGCCATCTTATCATCTTCATCTTGTGCTAAAAACATTGCAACACTCATAAATAAAAACTGCGGTAATTCAATAACATCACCTTTTTTATTTTTCACTAAGTATCTATCATATAAAGTTTTTACACCAAGGTAATTAAACTGTAAATCTCTTTTTGGTTTAATATATTCTTGTAATTCATCTAGGTTGAAACCATTTGCAAGAGTTGGGAAAAGCTTCCCCTCTTCAACCCCTGTTTTAATATACTTTTCAAAATGCAAGTATGGATGTTCACCTTTTTCAAGATTTAAGTTTTTCCCAACTCTATGATACAAATCATATAAAAACAATCTCGCAGCAACAAAAGTCCAATCAGATCTATCTACATCAATCTTTTCAACAGCAGTCCTAATCAATGAATCTTGAATATCAGAAGTACTCATACCCTCTACAAATTTTAACTGTGAATCTAATTCCAACTCACTTTGAGATACATTATTCAAATTTTTAACACAAGCAGAAGTTTGAACTTGAATTTTAGAGATATCTAAAATCTCTTTCTTTCCATTTCTTTTTTTTATATAAATACTCATTTTTTTCCTCTTATTTTTTTAGACAAAAGCTATAAAATCATCACCGAAAATATAGCTGTCTTTTATATCTTCAACATTGTCAATATTTCTAAAATTTACTACAATATAAGAAACATACTTTTTTAAAATCTCTTGCAAGTCTTTAGGTATTTTTATAAAATAATTACCATGTATCTTTTTTATGTCATAGAGTTTTTGCTTTGTTCTTGTTTGGAACTTTATTTTATTTAATAGATATCTTTTGTTGACACCTAACAAATAATTTGCACAATAATCAACAGGCAAATAATCATCTAAAACAGTACACTTAGCAGCTGCTTCAATGTCTTTTTTTCCTGTTAAATATCTTTTTGATATATAGTTTACCCCGTTGATATTTTCTGTTTTCCCAATAAATTGGTTTTTTACATATCTTGTAGGGTGATAACCTGAATGTTTTGATAATTCAGGAACACTCACCAGTCCTTTTAAAATCATTTCCACTTTATACCTCCAGATAATATATTGCACTTTCAAACCTTACATGTAAGTACTAGCTTCAGCTGTACTTATGTTTGATGGATTATTTTCCACGTGAACTGGGATATTACCATGTGGACCTTGTGTATAAGTAGTAGGTTCTGTATATCCACCTGTTCCATAACTAGCATTTGAATTGTTATTTGATTGAGGTTTCCAATTCACATCATAAATCCAATCAATATCAGCAGCAGTATCATTTTCAAATACTTTAGTTTCAAATAAAGTGATATTTAAAACACCACTAGCAACTGCTGGAGTTTCAATCTTTCCTGTAAAATAGTTTGTCTTACCATCCTTGGAAACTTTCCTCCACAAAGCCCCAACTTCAACACCTCTAAAGTGTTCACCTTTTCTGTTATAGTTTGTCCAAATTTTATAATCAGATTCACTATCTTTTTGTTTTCTAGTATTCTTGTGCATAGAAAAAGTTGCACTCGCCATAAATGGAGGTCTAATACCTAACTCAAACCACTCTTTTCTACCTTCACCCTCTACACCATTACTTCTGTGTTTTACATAACCTATATTCATTTGTCTTCTCCTTCCTCTGGTTCTTCCATTAATGCTACTATTACTGCAAGTTTTACAGCAAATTTAACATCACCTTGTTCAGCTTTTCTATTACATTTAAGCACAACTTCCATTGCATAACCTTCATCTTCTAAACATTTTTTTACAGTTTCTTCACATTCGTCAATAAGTGCTATAATTTCTTCTTTTTTCATCTTTTTCCTTTTTTTATAATAAATTTTCAGGAATATCAAAATTCCCACCTTGATCTTTTGGTAATACAGGATCATTTCCATATTCCACTACTTGCGGCTGCATATCTTCATAATTTATTGGAATCCCCTCCTTAGTTTCATCATTCATCTTTTTAAATTCATGAGTGATTGGATTAAATTTAACTATAACTTTTGGTCTTCTGTAGTTTTGTTTATTTTTAGCAAAAACCAT